CCGGGAAGCGCCTTGATCGTGACCACCGCGCCGCTGCTCGTGGCCGTGTACTCGACGTTCGACCTGTTCCGGTTGATCTGCAGGGCGATGTCGGCCGCGGTCTGGGTCAGCGACGTGTTGTACGGCACCGCTCCGCCGAGGATGTCGACGCTGTTGACGGTGAGCGTGTTGAGCGACCCGGACGCGCCGCCGGTGAGCGTGACGCTGCCGGTGGCGAGGACTTCCGCCGTTCGCGCGGCGCTGTTGTCGGTGATGGTGCACAGCAGGGTTCCGGTCACCGCCGCGTCGGCGCTCGCCGGCTGCGAGCCGCTGTAGATCTCCATCCGCCCGTTCTGGAACAGGTCCTTGTACGAACCGCCCGCGGCGAGGAAATTCCTGGCTGCGGTCGAAAGCTTGATGGTCATGGCGCGCCTCTCAGGAGCTGGTCATCGTGACGGAGCTGGTCACCTGCAGCAGGTCGTCGTCGAAGACCGACTTGGACGACGCGAAGCGCACCGCCGACACGATGGTCCCGGTCGTGCCGCCCTTCGTCAGCAGGGAGGTCATGACGATGCCGTAGACGGTCTTCGTCGCGTTCATCGTGAAGACCGCCTTGCTCGCCGCGTTCGTGACGATCCCGCCGGCTGCCGCGGCCGGCACCCACAACACCCTGTTCGCCTCGTCGTAAGCCGTGCACTCGGTGGCCGCAGACGGGAACGTCGCCGCAGTCAGGCCGGCCACCGGCGTGTAGTTGCCTTCGAACAGCGCCACGTACCAGTTCGGCGTCGGCGAGCCGGCCCGCAGCGCCACGTGCAGGATGTGGTTCAGCCCCTCGGTCGGCACCAGGTTGTGGGCGCTCTCGACATCGATCAACTGGCCGTTGCGGATGTGCTCGATCGTGTGCTCGAAGCCGACGCGCAGGATGGCGCCGCATCGCTCGTGATTCATGGTGTGCCCCTTCTGATGATCTCGGCTTCCGCGTAGGAGCCGCATTGCAGGCTCGACGCCTGCGCGTTGTTGCCGACGACGACGAACTGACGCAGGCTGTCCTTCTCACGGACCAGCGCCGCCGCGCCACTCATGGCGCCCGGGGCGATGCGTTTCTCGGCGACGATCGACGCCTGGCCGCCGTCCCGTCCCACGATGGCCCCTCGCTCGGAGAACCAGATCGGGTCACCCGTGCTCGGAATGCTCGCCCGAGACCGCGCCACAGCTCCGAAGCCGAACACCGTCCGCATGCTGGCTTCCGGCGTGCCGGGGGCGCCGATCCAGTAGGTCTGATCGGCGCAGACATAGATCCCGCTCGTTGCCGCCGCAATCAGCGACACGTCGGCCGGGAACTGGTAGAACTGCCTGCGCCGGTCGACGTGGTCGAAGTCCAGCGCCTCGGTGCCGAAGACCGAGTTGCCGCTCGCGATCCAGATCCGCCCCAGGCAGTAGTCCATGTCGGACCCGTAGGGCGGCGGCGACAGATGCCTCGTGCGCAGTTCCGCGCCGAACGATCCGCGCGTCGACAGGGTTGCCGCAGCCGCCACCTCGGCCACCCGGAAGAACGCTTCGCCGTTCGCCGTCGTCAGGTAGATTCGCTTGGCGACGACGGCTGGATCCGATGGCACGGGCAGGCCGTAGAACCCGATGTCCGCCGGCGACGCGAGCGTGATGCTCGACGACAATGATGCGCCCGACTCCCGGCCGTCGGCCAGAACGTAGGTGATGAGGGCGTGATAGGTGCCCGCATCGAGCGCCCCCGGTCCCTGCACCATCAACGGAGGCGACACCGGTACATCGACGCCCCACGGCGCGAGCGTCAGGCCGTCATCGATCCGCCCGCGGCTGGCCGCCGAGTTGAAGTAGACGCGCCCGTTGACCTCGAGGTAGCAGAGCGGGCCGGAGTTCGGCGCCAGCGTAGCGATCGCCTGCTTCGTGCCGCCTGCGAACAGGCGCCAAAGCGTCTGCCCGGACACGAAGAAGGCGGCGCCAGAGGCGCTCGCCCACAGGCTGTGCGCGCCCGGCTCGGCAAGGAACGGCGAGAACCCCTTGCGCCGGCGAATCTTGCCCGAGTCGAGCACGTCGGCATTGACCGCCCGGCGCAGCGTCTTGGCGTCGAGCTCGTGGTCGGCGTGGATGTTGTCCATCCCCGACGGCCAGCCGTCGTATTTGACCTGATTCATGATCGCGAAACACGTGCAATGGCGAACAGCAGTCCTGACGGATCAAGCTCAAACACTGGCTTTTGCGCCCGAAAAGTCCACCAGACGTTCTTTCCCGGGTCGGCGGCCGATGGGCGGATTGCAGTAGCTACGATTTCGTCGCCTTGGTACGCCAAAGCGTAGAATCCAGGGGCAGATGAAAGCCCGGTCTGCCCGGTGTACGGAAAGCTGGTCGGCTCTTCCCAAATGAGCCCACCCTCGACGGCGTTGCTGGCCATGATGAAGCCCTTGCCAGAAGCCGTCTGCTGCTTGAAGCATGTGAATACGAAACCTGTCGCCGGGTCGAGTTCGCCGTAAGTCGCGAAGCAATTCAGTTGCCACGGAACACCACCTTGCGCCCCCAGTGCAAACTCCTCCACTTCGAGAGTAGAGCGGCGCATGCGGTAAATCCCAGCGAACGGATCGTCTGACCCCATGAGGAGTCCTTCGCGGGTCGGCACGCAGGTGGTTGGCTGCACACGACGAATCGTGTTGTTTCCCTGGATCACATCGATCCGCGGCACCTTTGTCCACGATCCCCCATCGTTGTCCGAGTATTCGATGTCCTTCGGATACGGCGGTGTGTTCGAATGGTGGTTCAGGTAGATCCGGTTGTTGTTGTAGGGATCGAAACAGGCGAAGTGGAAGTGCTGGTCGTTCTCGCCCGTGTCGATCAGATTGCGGACGATTGACCAATTGTTGCCGAAGTCGGCAGAGAACCAGGCCGCGTAGCTATTCGCGTAGTTGGTCGAATAATGGACGGCGATCGCCTTGCCGGCAGGAGTCACGTCGACCCCCCACGACAAGAATGCCGCCGAGGTCGGAGAAATCAGCTTCTGCGACTTCGCGATAGTGCCGGTTCCCCATCCTGATGTTTTCCAGATAGATTGGGATGCGGCAATCAGTACCTCGCCGTCGCCTGCAGGCAGCAGCAGCGTGCCTTTTTCGGTAAACCATGCCGTCGAGCCCACCTGCTGCCACGAGCGGGCAGCGTCGGAGCTGCGCCACAGCTTCGCGTCATCCGAGACACCATAGACGTAACCATCTCCGAGACGCGCGCTGATCGGCCTGGGTTGCATGTCGGCCAGCTCAGCCCATGACGGTGATAACGTCGAGAAGGTCACGGGAACACGACGACGTGCGCGCTGTATACCAACAGAAAGTCGGCAGCGGCGCTCACGGAGCCGATGAACTCCAGCAACGACGCGACGGACGTGTCGACGGTCCCGAGATAAACCCCTGATCCCGTCGTCGCGGTTCCGTCGATTGTTGCGTAGCCCACCTGTTTGTTCGTCGCCCCGACGTTCGCAAAGCTGTTTTGCGACCGAACGAAGGGGGATGCTGTCGAAGCCGGCGGTTTCATGATCAACGACCCGCCGTGATTCCACTGCACCTGCTTCGATGCGGCTGTCGTCCCTCCGGAACGGAACACGTCGGCTATTACCTGTCCTGAAGCCGTCAGCGGCGGGATAGAGATGCTGCCAATGACGGCATTTCCGGTAAACGCCGCTCCCGAGTTTACAGATTCGGACGACACCGTTTGCGATACCGGATTGATAAAAGTCAGAGAGTTGACGGTCGGTCGCTGCAGGTTTGCATACCAGCCAGCCGGGATGCTTGGACTACCGGGGAAGTAGAAATCTGCCCCAGCGACGGCAGAACTGAGGCCGTGCGCGGTTGCCGTCACCGTAACGGTGTTTCCGGTCTGGTCGGCCGTCGCCCCAGCGACCAATGCCGCGATAACGCGCGGGAACGTCACCTCATACTGCAGCACACTGCCAATTCCAATGGCCCGCATTTCGTCAGCAAGGTTCTCCCGCCACGTCATCCCCCTGCGCCTCGGAATGGTCCCTCGTGGGAGACTTGCCACGGCCGATTCGTACGCGAGCGGGTCGATCTCACGGACAAACGCCTCGTGGTCCCGCGGATCAAATGGTTGGTCTTTCATATCCACGCCTTCACTCTGTGCGGCCTGTTGGCGTTGTTGTTGCGCCGATGGTCCGCGTCCGGCCGCCGGCCGAAGTAGTTTTCGAAGTCGGCAAGCCCCTGCTCGGCCCGCTTCTTGTCGCCGAAATCCGAGTCTGGAACCATGTAGGCCCGATACCGAACCCAGCCATCGAGCCGACGATGATGCGCGGCGGAAATCTCCGGCTCGTCGGAGTCGTCCGCCATCGGATTGACCGGTACGCGATAGCACTCGAGCTTCAGCTCCCCGGACGCCGCCACGATCCGGTTGAGCGTGATCGACGAATCGTCATGGATGAAAGCAGTCGGCCGCTCGATGATGTCTCGCCAGTCGCTATTCAGACGATCCTGCTCGTACCGATCAGTTGGCGTAAGCCAGTACGTTCGCCCGCCCTCGACGATCCTCGCGGTGCGAACCTCGACGATCCGCGCCGGCAACGCGATCTCGAAATCGCCGGGGATGAGCGACCGGGGAAGCGTCTCGCGCAGCAGGCTCTTGCGAATCGCCGCCTCTTCAACGGCCTCGTTGAACCAGCGAGTCAGATCGAGATTCGACCAGTTCGGTGGGACGCCCGTGTCGCGCTCATCGACGCGAAACGCGCTGATGAGTTCTGCCAGAGTCATCCCGCAATCCCGAACTGATCAACCAGGCGAACGGCCTGCTCGCGGAGCGCCGAGACGCCGAGCCGCCCGTCGACAGGCGCCCGGTAGTTGGTCACGATGAACTCCCGCAGGCCGTCGCGATCCATTCGGGCGATCGAGTCGCGGACCGACTGCTCCGGCGAATCGTCCCGCTCCGGTTCCCCGGCGACTTGGCCAACCGGCTCCGGCTCTTCCGAAGCGGGCGCCGCAGGCTCCAAGGCGACCCTGACGTACTGGTCCTGGTGGACCAGCATCTTCGCCGCCACTTCCGCGACGACTGCCTTGACCTGTCCGCGCACCCACAACCCGGTGCCGTAGAGCGCATCCAGGTACTCGTCGGTCTTGCCGATGTACTGTACCAACGTCGCAGCCACTTTCGACGCCCCGACGACATTGATTGCTTGTGACATGTGTACTCCTGGCAATCACATGGCCGACCCCGCCGGCTATGCGATCGGTTGCACAGCCGTTACGGCATGCCGACGACCTGGCCGGTCACGATGACGTCGAGGATGCCGACCGCCGAATGGTTGGCTCCGGCATTCGTCAGGATCAGGTACGCATCCTTGGGCAGCACAACCGGTGCCACCGTCGCGCTGTTGACCAAGCGGGCGGTGGCCGACAGCGCCGTGCCGGCAGCGAAGAAGAACGCGTCGTTCTGCGGTACGGCCGCCGAGTCGACACCGTCGACGTACTGGAAGCCGATCTTGCAGGTGGTGGAGGCGGCGAAAGCGTCCGAGATGATCGCCTCGGCATTCTGCAGTTCGGTACCACCATCGATGATCCCGAGACGAACCACGTCATTGATGAGAACCGCCGTCGCCTGGTCCGAATCGACGATGACGCCGCTCGCATTGGTAGTCATGTTGTAGCGCTGGCGCCAGACGTTGCCATAGGGCACGCCGCCATGCCGCCGTTGCTGCCGGATATTCCTCTTGGTGATTGTAGGCATAGTGTTGTTGCTCCTTCTCTGCGTGCGGCCAGATACCTAGCCGCCGCTCTGCGTTGATCAGTTCAGCCAGGGTTACGGCACGAGCCTGACGGCCGTGTCGATGGCGATGGCGCCGTGGTCGGTGTATTCCATGCCGGTGCCGAAATCCATCAGGTACCGGATCTTGGATTTGCCGCCGATGCCGCCGATGAGCACCTCCAGCTTGTCGCCGTGGTCCAGCTCTTTCTCGGACCAGAAGTACGGTTCGCCGGCCTGGCGCGATTTCCCGAAAGCCTCGGCGAGCGCCTGGCCGCCGAGCAGGATCGCGCGGTCGATGGCGAAGGTCGTGCCGAACGCGGCCGGAACGAGATCGGTCGCCGTCTCGGTGGTGCTCGAAGTCGACGCGCACCAACGCAGGCTGTCGCCGGCGAAGAAGCGGATCGGCTTGGGCATCTTGACGATCAGGATCCCGTTCCAAAGACCGGCCTCCCCGAGGAAGATGGGGTGGTTCTTGGCCAGCCCGGCACGCGCCATCGCGTTGGCCTGGAAGGAACGGAAATTGGTGCTCTGGACGATCGCCGTGTACTGTTCGGACGACACGAGCAGCACGCGCAGCGGCGCATCGTCAGCAGCCTGGTCGCCCTCGAACCGGACCCCCTGCGGCGGCAGCGGCATGCTGTCGAGCTTGGTGCGCAGCGCATCGATCACGTCGGCCGTCATGGTATCGGTCGAGGCAATGGTGATCTCGTTGCCGGACGCAACGACCTTCTTCAGCGAACCGGACGACGCCAGGTAGTGCCGGTTGCGCGTCGGCGCCCGAACCGGGTTGATCATGATGCTGGTGAAGTCCGGGTCGTTCGCCAGCGGAATGGCCCACTCGATGTTGTTGTCCGATCCGCGCGCTCCGGCCAGATGCACCAGCGCCGACTGATCCTCGTAGCGCCTCATGAAATTCAGAGCCTGCGCACGACCGAGGCGGCGAAGGTCATGCGGCGTGCGCTGCTGGGTCGTCTTGTCTCCAGCGCTGATCGGCTTGCGGTACTGGTTGATCCGCAGCGAATCAAACGCGAAGTCCATGGCGTCGCCGTTACCCTCGGCGTATGCCGACCCCATGATCGGCTTGCCGCCGATCGGCTGCACCAGGTCAAACTTGACCTCGTCGCCGGCGCCACGAGCCAAGTCCTTGCAGCGGACGATCGGATAGTCGTTCGAAGTGTGGAAGCGCAGCTTGTCCTCCGAATCCGACTGCTGCGGCATCTTGCTGGCGAGACGATTGAGAATGGTCAGGCGCTGCATGCACGCCGAGAACAGCGCGACAGACTGCAGGCTGATCGCCTGCGGGGCCCCGTATGGGATGTAGGTTTTCGGCATGGTATAGCTCCAGCTAAAGGGATCTGCGCGCCATCACGGCGGGCTCGGTCTTGGGTTACAGGATTCTCGACACGACGGCCTCGATCTGTTCCGGCGTCATGCTGGCGAACTTGACGGATTGCTGCGCCGGGCTCATGTTGAGAATCGCCTCCGCCTCGTCGTGATGCGGCACGGACGCAGACGGGATTGCCGACATGCTGTTCGGTGCGGGGGATTTGGCCTTGGCGATCGCCGCGGCGGCCTTGGCCTCGATGTCTCCGCCCCTGTTGGCATCGGGTTTCGGCGGTGGCGGACTGACGTACATCTTGACCACTTTGGCTACCGCCTGGGACAGCGCATCAGCCGGCGCCGCGCCGTTGTTGGCGTAGAGCGCGCTCAGCGCCTGCACTTGAGCGATGGCTTCGTGGTTCGCCTCCGGGCCGGTGTGATCCAGGAACGGATAGTCGGCGATCGCCTTGGACGCAGCAGCCTCGACCGCCTGTTCGGTAGCGCGCTGCCTGGCCTCGGCGTCACGACGTTCGATCCTCTGGTACGCCGCCTCCTCGGCCCTGCGCGTCAGTTCGGCGTCGATCTTCTCCTGAATCTCGGCCTCGCGGGCCTCGTCTTCCGTGAAGACCGCTTCACGCAGTTCGCGGCGCAGTTCCTTCAGGTCGACCATCGGGGTCGTCGCCGGCTCCGGTGGTTTCTCGGCCTGCTGCTGCGCAAGAGCCTCTTCGGCCTTCGCCTGCCAGTACCGCGCCTGCTCGCGAGCGCTCTGAAGCTCCTCGAACGGGATGACGTGCTTTCCGTCCTTGGCCAGAACGACCGGGCTTTCCGGCGGATCGCCCTTGGCTTCCGCAGGCTCGGCCGCCTGCTGCTCCGGGTTCGTCTCTGCTGCCGCAGCGTCGGGCGGAACGCTGGAAATTTCGCCCTCGATTGATCGGCCCTCCGCCAGGCTGGCCTGATCTTCGGCACTCAGTTGCTCGAACTCTTCCGGATGCTCCAGGAAATAGTCGAAGTCCTTGCTCATTGCTGCACGCTCCATCTACGGGAGTCGCCTGCCCTCACGGCAGGCTATCCGGTCACATATCGCCGTGAAGCGGGATGTGAGCGGTGGTTGCCACAAATGGCCTGGCCCCGAGAGGCCAGACCTCCATCTGCTGCGGATTGCGCGCCATCACGGCGGGCTTTCTGCCGGCTGAACTCCGGCTGCGCTATGTATAGCGCGCGCCGGTCATGATAGGAAGCGCTACCAGTCCATCCAGACGATGCTGGTCGCGGTCGTCGCAGCCATGACACGAGTCCCGGCAATCTCGAGTTGCGTGCCCGCCGGGACAGCCGAGAACGTCACCGCCGCACCGTCTACCGCCGACTTGACGACGACGTTGCCGGTCCCGCCGATGTACAGCCTCTTGAACTGCAAATCGGTGCTATCGCTCGGTGTCACGGCGCCGTAACGGGTGGCCGCGCTCGATACGCTCACGTTGCTCATTGAATGTCTCCTGGTTGTGGCTCCTGACCACCTTCGATTCCGGACCGCAGGCCGACATCAGGGTTTGCCGGCAAGAGCGGCGACGTGTTGCGCGGCAGATTGGCCGACTCGGAGCCTGCCGGTGCCTGGGCGATCAACGGCGCTGCGTCGTGGTCTGGCATTCCGGCTGATCGAAGGATCTGGTCTGCGGACTGAGCGACACCGGGGATCATGGCGATTTGATTCGCGGCCTGCGTCGCACTGAAGAAACCCTCAACAGCCTTTGTCGCGGCCTCGACTGCGACCTTTTGCACCTGTGCGTCGATCAGCGGCTGCTGCTGCTTCAGCCTCTGCAGTTCCAGCTCGTACCGCGCCTTGGTGAGCGCCTGCTCGACGGCCGCCCTGATCTGTTCCTGCACCTGCTCCGGCGTGGCGCTGGCACCCGCGTCCTTGATGGCCCGGATGAGGTCCTCGCGGTTCGGGATGTCCATGAGCGCCAACAGGAACGGCAGCATCAGCGGCTGGAACTGTGGCGGCGCCGCCTTGAACGCCTCGGACATCGCTGCGAGCTGCTGCTGCTTGAACGTCGCCGCAGACGGAACGTTGTCGACCACCACCTTGGTCTTGACGCGCTCGATGTCGTTGTTGAGATACCGCATCCCGGTTTGGTCGTCGGTCGCGGGCGAGTTGAGAATCACCGTCCTGTCCGGCCGGATACCGCCGCCGTTGATGAACACGGACTCCTGCTTGCCGATGCCGTCCTCGATGATCAGCGACAGCAGCAGATCGCCGACCGCCGTCCGGGCCGTTTTGAAGTTGTCGAGGATGTCGGCCAGGCTCTGATTGCTCTGCTCGACCTGGGAGTTGAACTGGATGCCGCTGGTCGTGTTGGAGTTCTGCCCCTGGAACTCGGAATAGATGCCGCCGACCCTGCGCAGACCGTCTCGGGAGTCCTGCAGGCGCTGGAACTGCTGCTGCGTCAACTGCAGATCGATTTCGACCTTGAAAATGCCTCCGTCGCGCATCGCCTGGTCGTCGAGCTCGATGTCTGCGTCCGGCCGCGCAACCTCCTGCCTCAGTTGCTCTGCGCTGCCGAGAACGGCGCCCTTGGTGCGCACCACGCGTCGCGCCGCCATCAGCCACTGCGATTTGCTGTGCAGGGCGTTGATCTGGTCCTGCAGGTACATCATCCCGCGCGCCAGTGCGAATGGGACGCCGGTACGGTCTTCTCTCTTCCCCCAGAACGGGACGTAGGGGAACCTGTTGTGCCGGTACGGGCTTGGCACATCGGACAGCTTGTGCGGCCCCATCCACCAGGCCAGCCGGACCCGCGACACGATCGCCCACTGCAGCTCGACCGCACCTTCCGACACGACGAGCTGGTGCATCGCATTGCGCTTGTCGTACTCGACCACCCGGCCGTCCGGCGACTTGATCACCAGCGCGCGTTCCCAGCGGCGATACCAGACCTCGAACAGGCAGACGCGGCTATTGTGCAGGTCGCGCCACTCCTGCTCCTCGACCGTCCACCTGCGCTCCTGGTCGGCAGACACGTACAGTTGCGCCGAATCGCCGCCATCCAGCGTCAGGGAACTGTAGTCGAGTCCCAGCCACCCGGAGCTGGCGTTATCGATCAACGTCGCCCTGTCGGGAAACATCAGCTTCGGAATCCGCCGGTCAAACCACTTGCGCCGCACCAGATAGCGCGCGTTGCTCATGTCCGGCTTGGCAAACCAGTCGTAGAAGATCTCGTTGCGATGGACCGCCTCGACGACGTAAGGGTACTTGAACGGGTCCTGCTCGCGGCCGACGTAAACCCACCCGAGACCGACCTTGATCTGCGGCGCGAACGCATCGGAGCATGCCGTATCGGCCACGGATCGCGTCTCGGCCTGGTGCAACTTGTAGTTCAGAGCGTCGGCAACATCGTCGCTGTCATCCTGCGAGTCGGGCACCACCTTCCAGTCACCGCGGTTGCGAACCTCGAGCCCGAGAACGGCATCAATCGTCGGGCCCATCAGCGGCTCCACCGCCGGAGGAATCCCGAGTTCGCGCATTTGCCCAAGAATCTCGCTGTCGAGCTGGTTGCCGTCGCAGTAGTCCATCTCCTTGTCGGCCTTGGTGCGCCACGCCGGCTGGTCCCGGATCTCGTCGAGGAATTGCGTGAACTCCTCCAGCGAAAGCTCGACGCCATCACCTCTGCCTGCCATCCCTACAACCTCCAATTCGATGCGCGCCTTGACGATCGCGACGACTCCGAAACCGTTGCCACAACGAATGTGTCACCCCGGTCCGCCACCTGCCCGAACTGCCGGAATCCGTCCGCGCCGTGAGAGTCGTCATTGTGCTCATGATCGTCCGACCAACAACCCCGAGCGCGGTCCCAGCGCTTGCGATATCCCGACAGCCGCTTGATTCCTTGCTGGCATCCCGACTCATCGAACAGGCACGACGCAAACTGTCGGCGTGTCGCCTGGATGCCGGCCATCAGTTGCGTCACGCGCGGCACCACCCGGAAGCGCTGGCCGGGCAGCAGCTCCTCCAGCATCTCGCGAATGCTCTGGTTGTGATCCGCGTCCTTGCCGATCCGCTTGTGGTCGGCCTCGTGCGGAAGGTAGTGCGTGCCGAAGACGAAGCCCGTGCCCTGCAGCAGGGTCGCATAGTGGTCCAGGTCCTCGCCGCTCGCCTCGTAGTACCGGAGGAATCGGTTCTCCGGCCCGACGCGCTGGTGGAACCAGATGCACGTCATGTCGCCCTTGCCGATGTCCCAGAAGGTGTTCACCGGCGCCGAGACGCGCGGCAGGCTTGGCAGAATGCGGCCCTGCAGGCGCGCCGTGGCGATCTGCGTCGCGTAGTAGCAGCCCTCCATCGACACGGAAAATGCTTCGTCCGGATAGGACGGGTATTCCTGCCACATCAACGGCGCTTCGTCAGCAAAGTCCGCACGCCGTGTGGCCACATACCACGCGCGCTTGCGCATCGAGATCGGCCGCCCGATGATCGACTCGACGCGCCGGAAATACTCGTGGTCCTGATCGGTGATGACCACCAGATCCGGGTCCAGCTCGTACTCGTCGGCGTCCCACCAGGAGAAGAAGTGGAACCGGTAGTCCTTCTCGCTCAGCGTCCGCCCACTATCCGCCGTCTCCTTTGCGATCTGCGCCAGGTCGTAGAAAGCCCCGTCCTGACCCTCGGCGGTGCTTTCCACGACCAGCACGCCGGATGCAGGAACCGCCGGGATGGAGCCCGTCAGAACCTCCCGCGCCTTGAACGGATACTTGGCCGCAATCTTGCCGAGCTCGCTGACGTGGAGTCTGTGAATGGTTCCAGACCGCATCGATGTCGCGACCCGGATCGTCGCGCCGTTGTGCGCAAAGACCAGTTCCGTGGCGGTCTTCTTCTCGAGCGGGAATTCCCGCCTAAGCCAGGCCGGCAGGTGCTCGTAGGCGAACACGACCTTCGTCCGGAAGATCTCCTCCGCGGCCTCGCGCTCGTGGGCGATGATCCCGCAGTACACCGGCCCCGGGGAAAACAGTGCCGTGTCGAGCCACAGGATCGCGATCAGCGTCGTGATGCCGCGCTGTCTCGCCTTCAGCACCAGATTGCGGTGCCACAACCGATCGACCAGGCGCTGCTGCACGACGTTCGGCACGAAACGCACTACCAGATCGTCGTCGTTGTCGCCTTTCGTGATGATCCAGTACAGCCGGCTCAGGCGGTTGTCCGGGTCGTCGAGGATATCCCGTATCGCCTCGAGGCTCTCAACGTCGAACGGCGCGTCGGCAGGCTGCTGTCTACTCGCCGCCGGCACCGGTTGGCTCCTGCCGATCACCTTGGCTCTTCTTCGGCCCAACCACCTTGCCGCCGAGCGACGCGAGCATGTCGCGTATCGGCGTGGCCTGCTGCTCGTTGTCCTTCTCGTACAGGCCCAGGTGCTTGGCCGCCTTCTCCAGCGCCGCGTTCTTGTCCCAGAACCGGTACTTGATCCGCCCGCTCGCGTCGATCTCGAATGACGCCACCGCTGCGCGTGTCGCATCATCCAACTCGTGCGGCAACTTCACGCGCCCGTCCGGGTGCATGATCCCGGACACATCGGAGTGCGCCAGCTTCGCAATCTCGTCGAGCACGCGCGCGGCTTCCAGGGTCGACACCTTTTCTGCTGCGGCACGCAAGGTGGCAATCCTTCGCTGAACCTTCGCACTGGACGCCATCTCAGACGCCTTGACGTGGACGTGCTCCCGCTTCCATCCCAATGAACGCGGGTACGCGTTCCGGTAAGCGTCGGACAGGCTGGACCCGGCAGCAACGGCCACAGCAAACGCTTCCTGCTGTGGCGTCAGCCCATGCTCGTTGAACCGGCTCATGACTTTGCCCGATACCGCATGTAGCGCGGGTTCCTGGCCACATCCTGGACCACGTCGACCAACCCCCATCGTCTCAGACACAGGAGCGCCCAGGCCACCGACGGATGCCTGAGCTTGAGAGCGCAGCGGATCTCGCACTGCCTCCTGAACACAGGCTCCGACCGCAGATAGTCGAGAACCAGGCCGGTCGCGGTGGTCTGCGACCGGCTCACCTTGCCATATGCGCTCTCTCCGGATTGCACGCGATGCTCTCTGGTGAGTGCCGACAGCTGGGCGGCGAGGCTGTAGGGATCGTGCGTCATGACCGAACAACTCACAGCCCGGTCACCCGCACAAACAGCGCGCCACCGGGCACCGTCGGCCCGCGTCGTAACGCTCATCAAGGACGCTTGCACAGATCACCGCCGCCCCTCCTCCATTCCGTCGAAACGTCCGCCACGAGCTGTCTCGCCGCATTCCTTCCACGCCTTTCCGCCACCATCCCGTAGTACCTCGTGCGCTCCCTCTCCGGCCACCGCATGACGGTCCGGGCCTCGCAACGCGCTCTGTGCGCCTCGCTCCAGGTGCAGTCCGGCTTGTCGCATGGTTTAGGCCCGCACATCATCAACAACCGGCATTGGCAGCCGCTCCTGTATCACCAAGACATCCTGTAGCGCCATGGACTCGGCAGCTCGCCGAGGCATTCCGGCATCAAACTCAATAATCGCCGCGCGCTCCTCGTAGTGCTCGCGCAGGTCGGCGCTCAGGTCGGCTAAACGGATACCCATTGCAACCCTTCCCACCTCCGCCTCAGTTTGCCGTCTTCGGTGCAGATCCCATCGGCGATGTGTTTCTGAAGAATCGCCAGCAAATCCGCGTTGCCTGCCGATCCCCGGCGAACAGAATCCAACGCTGTCTGCGACCGTGGATTTCTTGCCCACAGAAGCGGATCGAGGCCTCCAGAAAGCGACTCAAGCACCATCGACGGACTCGCTCTTTCCTTTGGCGTAATCGTCTGCTTCGCCCTTCAGCCTCCGCAGCATGTCCTTGATGGTTTCCTTGCCAACCTCAGCCGAATGCGTGTGCCCGGGAGCAGGAAGCGCCGGACGCCTCTCCGGTATCTCCGGCCACCGGCCCAGAGCGAGTTGGTCGCCAAAAGCCCTGTTCCACTCCGGTTGCAGTTCGCGCAGCGTCTTGCGCGAAAGGTCATAGCTCCCGATCTTCACGGCAGCCCAATAGATCGCCGGGTGGCTCCATCGGTCTGTTCCGGACTCCCTTCTGCCCATCTGCTCGACAGCCTCCATCAGCGCCACCTGATAGTCGCTAGACGGCCGGCAATCCTTGAAGAATTCGGCGAACGACGGCGGCCATTCCCTTCTCCTGCACGCCTTGAGCCCTGCTCGAACCTCGTCCGCTGTGACGCCCTCATCAGCAAACCCTTCTGCCCATGCTGTGCGCCAGTTGGCGATGGCCATGTCGTTTGCAAATGCCGCCCGCCACTTGTTCGGATACAGGCCGTCGAGCCGATTGAAAAGGTGGTCGATCAAAGCCAGGCCATCGAGCGCTTGGCGCGGCTCAAGCCAGTCGTTCAGCGGTGATATCGATGATGTTTGCAGTTTCACTCTGCCGGATCCGGTTGCGGTTGACGTGGGCGACGGGGTCGAACTTTGCCGCTTTTGCCGGGCCATCCCTCGGCTTCGGCTCGACCCAATCCGCCTTGAACCCAGCCCACCCTCGAGCACAACAGGTTGTCAGCGCCACCCCGACCGGAATGCCGGCCTTTGCGGCCTCTGCAACGACAGCCCGAAGTGCCGTACGCGTCGATGCCGCCTTCTTCGCTTTGCGCAGTTCGAGGTAATCGGCCGCGGTTTGCTGGTCTGCACCTTGCTCGACAAGAAATCTCGCCGCGTCGAAACGATCAGCGGCGACAGCCGCCGGCGGATCGGGTCGCGCCTGTACCTCTGAACTTGCCTGATGATCTGGTGTTGTTTTTTCCTTTCCTTTCCTTTCCCTTCCCTTCCTCCGTGAGTCCTCAGTGAGTCCTCAGTGAGCACTCCGTGAACGACGGCGCATTCATCATGAGTCGAGCAGTTGTCGACGGCTGCAGTCTCCGTTTCGGCGGAATCATCAAGACCTTTTCCTGAGGGCCCGTCCGGTCCGGCGGCCAGGGGTAGCGGCGCAACGCGCGGCGGCCTGGGGTAGCGGGACGTTGATGGACGGTTTATCAGTTGATGCTTCCAGCCGGTGACGTACCACCAGCCACGACCCTCGTGCTCAAACTCCCCGAGAAGCCCTTGTTGGATGATCTCGCCGACCATCCGTTTGACGTCATCACTGGTGATGTCGTCGCCAGGGAAAACCTCTGCTTTCAGCGTTTTGTACGCTGCTGGGTGTACGCCCATGTCGTCACAGAAATTCCACATCCCGATGAACAGCAGGCGCGCGTCGCGCGACAACTCCATCACCTGTTCTGCGGTCCAGAATTCCGGCTTGATGGTGCGTATTCTGGCCATCAGGATCTTCCTTCCACTATCGCCAGTGCATCCTCGACCGAGCACGCGACACCGGCCAGGCCGCCGGCCGCGACCGTCTCGTCCAGTCGATCACGCTGCTCTGGCGTGACCGTGTTTCGCCTCGACGGCGTCTTGACCTCAATGCGAAAGCGGCGAGGCGGACACCCCTTGAGTCTGCCGACGATATCCGGCGTGCCCGCCTCACCCCACCGGCGCCAGGCCGTCCGAGAGCCATCAGGGCGCACCATCCGCCCGGACGACACGCCGACGACGGCAACCTCCAGTACCAGGGGATGCGCGCTGAGGGCATTGAAGATCGCCGTCTTGATGTCCTTCTCGAGCGGCCGTGGCGGTTTGATGGTCCCGGGCCTGCGGCGCTTTGGCTGCTCCGGCGGCTCGAACAACACCGGCTGCAGATGACGCATCGCGAGCATGTCGGTCTACTGTTTCCTTTGCCCGGACATGATTCCTGTCAGCCGCGAATGCCGATCAATCTGGCCTTCGGAAAGATGCTCACGTCCTTCGCGCGAGCCAGACCGTCGGACACCGGAACCTCCTCGATCGAGAACTGCAATAGCTCTTCGCTTTCTCTCGCGCGGCGCTTGAACTTCTTCTTGGCATGCTCCGCGTTGGAAGCGAAGCATGCCGTCGCGCAATGCACGACGAATCTCCGATCCGAAGGGTTCACCACGGTCTTCTGCCATACGGCATCCGAGCCATTCTTCCGCCGTATCACGGCGTCCGGAGCTTCCTGTCTGACCAGCTCGGCGTGATGCCGCAGCAGGCAGGCTCTTCCGCTTTCCTTCACCACGTAGTCGACCAGGTACTCGCAATACTCGGAGACGTCGATCACATACGTGAGCTTCGCCCGGACCTCGTCGGCTGACGTCCCGATCACGGCGTACTCATTCCGTATGATGATGAGGCCGTCAGGCGCCATGGCCTTGCCCGTCACCATCACCCGGTAAATCTGGCCTTGAACGACTACCTTGTCTGTCATTTCCTCATCCTCGAACACTCATGGGTGTTGAATGTGATGCGAACATGTCCAGCGTGTGCGGGCACCGCGGATCAGGTATCGGCTGCCCTGCCGGCACGAACGCGATGCACGTGACGATGCCGTCAATCTCGCGCCACTCGACCGCCTCTTTCCGATAACCAGCAGCGATGATTTCGCACAGATCGTCGTCGTCGCACTCATCGAAGTCAGCGCCTTCGCGCATCGCTTTGTCCCGCGCGCAGTGCTGGCAGAATTCGGTGAGGATGTAGATACCGTCGTCGCTGGACGACGGGATGAACTGGTCACCGGGCAACGGTCCTGGCGTTGGGAAGTAGCTCACGTCTGGCGCATCCTCGACAGCACGTAGGCCCGCCAGTCGCAAGCCCACTGCTGCGTGGCGGAGAGGAAGGAATACTGGCGGCGGAAGCGGCGAACCCGGCGTTTCATCAGCTACCGTCCAGGCCCGAGGTAGATCGGAGCGTCGAGCATGTGGCGCAGCTCCGACCGATACCCGGCGAGCGCCGCCAAGAGAGGACCGAAGAACAGGTTGAACAGACGTTCTACCCGCCTGCGCGCTTCGCACGCGGCGACGTACTGCTGATACTTCGGTGCCGACTCGATCAACCGGCGCGGCTGATTGGCTTCCATACCCTCCCCCTCGTCAGTTGTTTCGCCAGCCGGCGTGTCCGCTGGCCCGCTGTGGTCGTCGGTCGCAATCATTCGAAGTCCTCGCTCCCAATCTCCCGAATGGCACGCAACAGCACCGCGCAGCCGCTGCAGACGAGCGCCCCTGCGACCGCTGGGATCCCGACGAGAACCGTCAGCAGGATCCGAACGCCCACCAGGATCAGTTGCCGCAAGCCCGTCCGAAGGCCGCGCCGATCGCCGGCTGGCCTGTACGGAATAGTCCATTCAGTGTTCTCCATCGCTGCGTCGCTCCTTCAGGTGGTCAATGCCCCCAGTGCCGGGGCTCCGTCCTCCATACCCAGGCGCACCAGGCTCGCCGACGGCCTGCACCGGCTCGGCCACTGGCCCATAAACACCGGACATGGCCCGCCTCATGAACGCCCGCACGTCCGGGTGCAACAGACCGTAGGCGCTTGATAGGACGTGGAATCCCAGGTACTCGGCGAGCGGCATGTTCGCCGCAGCCGCCCGGGTGGCGAGATCGGCCGCTTCCGGTACCGGCAGGGATACCTGCATGATTTCGCGGGGATTGCTCATGCCGTGGTTCTCGGACCAAGGTTGGCCGGCTCGGGGCTGCTATGCACCAGCGGTTGCGGCATAGTCGCGAGTACTCCCATGAGTGCGAACCGCAACAGATCACGACAGGCCTGAGCCTCCGAAATGCCATGATTCATCCGTCTGTAGCGATGCAGCGCGTCGTACAGCTCGTCCTCGACGCGCGTCTTGATCTCGTTGCGGAAGGGTGTGAGCGGGCGTGCCATCGGCCCCCTACCTCGTCAAAAAAATGCCGGCCGACGCGGTGTGCTCACGCGTCGGCCGACGAAACCCGGCGGGGCTTGCCGGGGGGGGCAGGAAGGAATGGGCGGCCGTCCGCAGTTCGATAGAATGGCGATGCCACTCGACCGATCCACCGAAAGGGACAACCATGGATGTTTCATACATCGGCGCCACCGTCAGCGCTCTGAGCGCTGCCAAAGACATCGCCAAAGCCGCTGTCGGTATCAGGGACTTCAACGCGTGGGCTACTACGGTGTCGCAACTCAACGAACAGATCCTCAAGGCTCAGGACTCGCTGTTCTCTCATCAGTCTCAGCTGATAGCTCTCCAGGAAGAACTGCGAAAGGCGAAGGAGAGCTTGCGACTCGCCGAGAAGTTGCTGGAGGACAGAAGCCGCTACGAGCTTGTCGAACTCTCCGCCGGCGTCTTCGTATATCGCAACAAGGTTCTGGACGTGCCGTCCGCGACTCATACGGAGGTCCGCCACTTCCTGTGCCAACCGTGCTTCGATGCTGGCCGAAAGGCCGTCCTGATCCGACACGAGAGCCACACCACTATCTGTCATGGCTGCCCTCTCTGCCACGTGGAATATCTGGAATCGACGAAGAAATGCACGTCGGACTCACGCCCAGCGGGCCATTGGATGGCTTAGGGCTCATGCCGCCTCCTCGACGGGAATCGCACCTGCGCCGTCGGCCAGCTCTGGCCAGATTCGCGCCCAATCGTCCGGCCGCAGATCCCGTCGCGTGACAGCGCCACCGGTCGCGCGCTCGATGTCGGCACAGCGTTCGATGGGGATGCTCCCCCGGCGCTTCCACTCCCAAACCGACGGTGGCTTTACGCCACACAGCCGCGCTACGGCTGTGACTCCGCCAAGCGAATCGATGGCCTCAAGGACTTTCTTGTTCATGCGACACATCTTAGGCCCGCCTAAGCCTCTATGTCAAGTACACCGAATCCTTCGCATGTTAGGCTTCCCTTATGAGCACACTGTCTGAGCGAATTGCTGCCGCTCTAGCGCAGTCTGGCTTGAGCCAGGCTGAATTGGCTCGCGCTTGCAAAGTCACCCCGGTATCGGTGAACGACTGGTTGAGCGGGAAGACGCGGTCGATGAAAGCAGAGACCGCTATTGCAGCGGCCAGCGCGTTGAATGTCAGCGCGTCTTGGCTGACCCATGGTTTCGGCGACCCCCAGCATGGCCAACAGCGGAGTAGTGATCGACGCAGCCGAGCTGTCGAGGTGTCCCCAGGCGACAACCGCCTCCCTATCCGGCGCGTCAGGTTCAAGATTTCTGCCGGGATCAGTGGCTACGAAATCGAGTACGACGAAGGCGATGGAGAGAGCGAGCCGATCTTCATGGCCCGCCGCTGGTTCGAGCAGCACCGTTACCGCCACGACCGCCTGCTCGCCGTGAAGGTGTCCGGCCGGAGCATGGAGCCCAGCCTCTACGACGGAGACCTCGTCATCGTCAACCTAGACGATACGCGCCTCCAGGATGGCCAGGTCTTCGCCGCCAACTACGATGGCGAAATGGTGATCAAGAGACTGAAGCGGGAGGCGGGCTCCTGGTATCTCGCATCGGACAGCCTGGACAAGGTCCGATTCCCGGACAAGCGGTGCTCAGACGGTTGCGGCCTGATCGGGAGGGTCGTTTACAAGCAGAGCGAGCACATCTGAGGTGCTAGGTCGGCGCCGCCACCATCTGCGGCGCGGCGATACTCAAAGAGACGAAGGTGTAGTTGGTGCCGCCAAGTCGAACTGCCGCGGGCGCCATCACAAACTGCACGGAGGACGCCGGGTTACAGGTCTTTTCTTGCGGCTTCCATCGCGGCGGAACCCCATGCTCTCATTCGCTCAATCAGGTTGGCATCAATCGAAGAGCAGCAATCTACCAGCCGGCAGCGGTCGAACAGCAACCCGCCCTTCGCTGCATAGCTTCCCCAACGTGCGCGATTGACTGCTTCTGTCACAAAAAACGCTCGCATCGGATCAAGAAGAAAATGGCCGTCGACCCACGTCTTGATGAAGGCGTCGGGCTGCAGCTGACATAGACCCTCAGTCCATGATGTTCCGGTCTTGCACTGCCCGAAGACGACAATCTGCGCGGCCGTCTTATCGGCAAAGGGAATCCAACCGACGACGTCCAGCTTGTCGTCATTGGCATTAACCTGGGCGTCGTCAATACTCCTGAAGCCGCGAGCCTCGCCCAGATCACTGCACAGCGCGTGCACCCTGCCGCCGAAATCACCACTTCCAGCGGCCGTTCCGAACACCATCGACTTGGCTCGATCGCCGCCCAGATACAGACGCAACACCCAAGCCGATACGGCCTCGAATAGCAATGTGTCATCGATCCCGGCGTAGGTGCGCGACTTTTTCATGTTTAATCGCGTGGCCAGCAGTAAGTATCGGTATAGAATCGCCTGCGTACTGTCCTCGCTGCCCGTGTACCGAACAACACTACCGACTTTGTTGAGCCCGAATGGATACCCCCCCCGACAGGCGCGCTCACGACGTTCGATTTCATCCATCACCTCGTCGACGTCGTCGGCGTTTTGGTCGTCGATGTCTTCGCAGCCAATGTTTGGTTCGCTCTCACCCTCGCGCCCAAGGAACGCGGTGATCTCGCGGGCCGACACGACGCCGTATGCACAAGCCATTAGCTCCGCGAAATCCGCAAGTTCGTGGATCTCTGCCCTCGGGGATGGACGTGCTGGCAACTTGAACACACCGCTACTCCGAGATACGCCGCCTCTTGGCTCGGCCATCCTGCTCGGCGCGCTTACGTTCCAGTTCGACATAGATATCGTCAGCCATATTGGCGATCGATCCAGCGATCCTCAGCAGTTGCTCCGAGTTGTCGTAACCAGTAGTCAAGTAGGCGCGAGCGGTGCTCAGCTCGCGTTTTGCTGCCAACATGGCGGACTCGAAGACCGCCTTGGGCGGCCTGCTGATTTCGACCGCCTTTTCCAACGGCGCCCCAGCCCGTAGCGCCTCAGTGGCTTGCAGGTTTCCAAGCACCGCATTGAGGTTACGCAAATCCGGATTCTGCGATCGAACGACAGGCGAGACTTGATCCCGTTTGCTGCCATAAAGCCACCGGCAGAGCTCGCCAAGCTCGGCGATGTTACCGCTTGGCACGGGATTCGCTGACTCGTCTTCCTTGGCCGCAACGCCTAGAAACTCGGCAATCCCTTCGTAGTCCAGACCGGTGTACAGGTGGGAAAATGAAAGGTGCCTGTTGTAGCGGTCGTCGCGATCGAACACCTTGGCGCCCTCCGCCTGCTCGAGCACCATCAAGCCTCGAAAAAGACGCTGGACCGTGCGATGGCGATCGCCGATCTGATTGGCGATGTCTGCGAGCGACACCCCGTACTTGCGGTGCACATCGGCAATATAGACTGCCTTGGCATAGCTACCCCACTTCGCAGGCCCATTTACATGCTTGAATCCAAGGTAGCGCCAAGCTCCTTCCCGGGTCTCGATAATCGCTGGCAGTTCGTCCAGAGCATTTCGCTGAATCTGAGAGAGAGGTGGAGCCGACCAGTGTCTTTCGGCGGCCAGCGCGGGGCTTCTCAGCGCCTTCACGGCAGCCAAACGGCGATTACCCTCGATCACCACATACTTGCCATTTTCCTCGGCGACGATCAGAGCCTCTTGCTCAAAGAATCCGCTGGCCGCGATCGACTGGACCAGTTCCTGGACATCCATGGCATCCCAAAGAATCTCCAGGATCTCATCTTCTGTCAGGATGTCGTCAATGCCGTACTCGGCCAGCCGTGGATTCTTTGAGTCAAAATAAAGTAAGTCCGTCTTAATCGGCTGGATGGTCTTTGGTTTCATGATTGCAGCTCGACGGTTGAGTAGGCGAGATGCGCCCGCCTTGCCGACCTTCCGGCTGTGGGGACATAGACATGGTGCGGTGCGATTAACAGCTCGTGAGCCGCACGCTTCCTTTGCAGCGAATAGCGAATGGGTAGTATGTCGATCTGGTGCTCGGCGTACAGATCTCTAATCAGCGGTTCGTCATCGTATGAAACGAGCCATGGAAGAACCCGTTGTGTCCCAAGATACCGCGCCAACTCGGCATGATCACCAGGCCCGTAACCGTTAAGATAGAGTTTCCGCCCCCTAACCAAGTACGGCGGGTCGGCATACACAAATGCCCGCGCCCGGTCGACGGGAAACTCTTGCTTCAGGAACTCGATCGCGTCCAGGCCGGTGACGTGAATTCGATCGCGAAGCTCGCCCAAAACCCTAACCCTGGCTACGAGGTCGACGCGATTGAAGCGAGCATCGAGACGCCACTCGCCGCTTTGGTGCAGGCCCCCAATCGGGCCTGCACCTTTCAGCACGCCAGAGCGATTGCAGCGATTCATGTAGAACGCCGCAAACCCCAAAGCGAACCTGTCGACTGAGTCGCCCGCTGCGCAAATAGCGTGCTGGCGCCGCCACTCTTCCACGTTCAGGGTCACCGACTGGATCTGGTCGATGAAACGCTCGTTCTCATCGAGCAAGGCACACCAGAGGGCATGCACTCGGGGATCGGCGTCGTTGATGTGGACGGCACGGACCCTGCCTGTGCACAACAGATTGAGCCCCGCCCCTGCCCCACCAGCATAGGGCTCGAAATAATCGCAACCGATCAACTGGTTGATCTCGAGCAGATCCGACAGGAAGTCGGAAAGACATCCTTTCCCCCCGGGGTAGCGTAGCGGGCTCGAAGGTCTCATGACGAGTCTTTCCGGGCAGACGTTCCGGCACTGTAACGCATCGATTTCCTTGTCGCCATTCCTAGTCAGTTACTTCCTGCCACGCATTGTAACGCCCCACTCTTGTCCACGGCCTTACTTCTGCAACTTGCCTGACACCCCGCTGGGCGGGCACCGGCGCGCTTTGGTGGTTCCGTGCGGCAGCGAGCTACCTAGCGCGCCCTGTTCGCTTGGTATACCGAGCACCTGCGCCGGGGTGGCGATCATGACGCGACGATGGACGATCTCATCGGCGAGATGATGGCTGAAGACGCAGCCGGCGGCTACTCCTACCGCCCAGGCACGGCATAGCATTCACCTTCGCAGATTCCGCTGTGCCCACTCCCGCCCCGCGCGGGATTTTTTTCGCCTTTGTCTTGGCGACCCCAGCTCAACACCCTCCGACATTCCGCACAACCTACCGCGCCATCCGCTCATAGCCGCTCGCCCGGCGCGGACGGGAACTGGCGCCGGCACGCATCGGCTCGGACAAAACTTAGGCCGGCCTATTGACAACAGGCTTAGGCCGCCCTAATATTTCCCTAACGGTTCGCACGGTGCATCGCCCAGCGGACATCTGGTGGCAGGGACTCACGACTGATCTCCTCCCTGCGACTCAAGGCTGAGCAGACCCAGCCTGCCGAGTGAGCCGTTGCTGTTGAGCGCCCTCCGGTGCAAAGCCTGCCAGGAGTCGCGCCCCTGTTCCGGACCGAAGGCCCCGGCCCCGAGGACGCTCACCAGCAGCCAGCAAAACGCCCGAGTGGCGCAATCAGCCGAGGCAAGACGGCCGTCGAGGACGGCATGAGCCGACAGCGATACCACTGGCACAACGGCCGGCGGCAGCCGGCGAGCTTCAACGAACCGAGAGAGGGAACGAAATGGCGACATGGATCCTGCTCGCTGCGGTGCTGATCGTGGTCCCGGTGTTTGCCGGGCATGCCATCGCCGCCGGCCGCGGGTGCGAGGAACGGGAATGAAGCCCATCTGGGTTCTTCTCGCCCTCCTGGCCGCGTTCGGCATCGTCGGCCGCATCGACTACGACGTCGAACTGCTGTCAGCCGAACTGCGGGCGGAGTACGTCCGGCAGTTCGCTGCGCAGCGGGCTGGGGTGGCGAAATGAACGCTCGCGGAGACCTTCCGGGATTTGGTGACGAGGCCACGTGGCCGGCTTGTTGCGGCGCGCATGGCGATCCACGCCTGTCCGGACCAGAGCCAGCCGATGAAGTCGAGCAGGCCCAGGACCTGATGGGGGAAATCCGCGAGCAGATCGACCGCGCGGAGGCGGCGGTGTGCCGCCGTGACTGGCAGACCTACCGGATCGCCATCCTCAACGCGCACGACTTGGCCGGGAGCCTGTTCCAATGATCCGCGCTCCGTCGCTCACCGTCCGAGCATCGTCCTGGGGGCCTCTGTTCGACNGCGGGTATAGGTGGGAGGGAATCCACATCCTCGGTATGCGCAACGTCGTCGGCCTGAAGGCGGCGCTCGGCACTGCGATTCACGCCGGCACCGCGGCATTCGACCAGTCGCGCCTCGATGGCCAGCGCATGACGGTCGACGACGCAGCCGGCGTGCTGGTCGACAAACTGCGTGACCCGGACAACGAGTTCGACCGTAACCGGGACGACCTCACCCTGCCGGAAGCCGAGCGCGTTGGCATCTCGCTCCTGTCCAAGTACTGCCTCGAGGTTGCCCCGCGGTATCAGTTCATCGCGGTCGAGATGCACACCAAGCCACTGGACATCGACTGCGGCAGTGGCGTGATCGTGCGGCTGACCGGCACGATGGACCGGGCGCGAATCCGCAAGGCGGAACACGGTGTCGGCATTGCCGACCTCAAGAGCGGAACGAACGCCGTCCTGAAGCAACAGGCCAACACCAAGGGGCGAGCACCGCAGGTCGGCACATACGAACTGCTGTACGAGCACACGACAGGCGAGGCCATCACCGACCACGCCGAGATCATCGGGCTCAAGACGGAAGGCAAACCGGAGATCGCAACCGGATTGATTGCCGGCGCCAAGGCGGTGATGGTCGGCACCGACGACAGCCCCGGTCTGATCGAGTTCGCCGCCGACATGTTCCGGACCGGCAGGTTCTTCCCCAACCCCTCCTCTCTGCTCTGCTCAGAGCGCTATTGCCCGCGTTTTGGCTCCTGCAGATTTCACTCCTGAAAGGACGCAAGCACATGAATGCCCCCGCTACTGTTACCGACCTCGCAACGCTCCGCAACCCTCCCCCGCAACTTGACCAGAGGGTCGACTTCTTTTCTCGCAGTGGCTTCGAACTGGCGCGCAAGATCGCCGTCATCTACGCCACGAGCGACGCCGTTCCGGCCGCGTTTCGGGCATCCGTGGTCAAGAAGACCAGGGACGGGGAAACCACCGTCGAAAACCCGTCGGCCCTCGGCAACTGCCTTGTCGCCATCGAGGTTGCCGCCAGCGTGGGTCTGTCCATCACGAGCGTCATGCAGAACGCGGACGTGATCGAAGGGAAGCTGCGCTGGTCGTCGAAGTTCCAGATCGCCGCCGTCAATGCGTCGCGGCGTTTCTCGCCACTTCGCTTCAATCTCAAGAATCTCGGCCGCATCAAGGCGACCTACCGCGAGAAGCAGGGTTGGAACAAGGCAAAGGGCGGCTATGACTTCATCGACCGCACGGTCGAGATCGACAATTGGGAATGCACGGCATGGGCCTATGTGCTCGACGGCAAGGGCGCCCAGACGCAGGAGGTTGTCCAGTCCATCCCGGTGACGATGCAGATGGCCGTCGAAGAGGGCTGGTATTCCAAGTCGGGCTCGAAGTGGCAGGGCGCCATGCGTTTCCAGATGCTCCAGTACCGGGCCGGCTCGTTCTTCGCGAGCATCTACGCACCCGACGTGATCATGGGCATGGGTCGCAGCGCCGAAGACCATTTCGACGCGATCGAAGTGGTGCGCCAGGATGATGGCTCTTTTGCCGCAGCCGCGCCAACCCTGCAGGAACTCCGTGCGGGCGCCGACTCCGCGCAGGACGGCCCGCGACAAGGTCAGGGTGACGTCAATGGCGACACGCACGCGCAGATCGAGCACCAGCAGCCAGGAATGACCATCCCGCAGCAGACGGCTGTTCCCGAAGCTGTCGGGGTGACGCCGAACGATGACACTGTGACGACGGACGATGACGCTCGTGCCCATCAACAGGCTCTGGCCGAAGCCTTGGCCAGGGAAGAGCGGACCGAGAGCCAGCGCCGGCGGCGCGAGCGCGGCGGTCTGGGAATCGAGTAACCATCAACTCCGGGGATCGAGACATGAATGCACCAGATGACGTCAAGGCCGTGCTCGGCATGACCGCCGACACCGTTGGCAAGGATCTCCTGACCGCCCTCCTCCAGGAAATCAGGCTGCTCCCCGATGTGTGGGTCAAGCTGCCCAAGGGGAAGCAGGAGGACATCATCGACCGCCTCCGGGACCGGGTGACCAGCAACGTCCGGATGGCCGTCCACCTGATGGCGTCCCAGGGGCGAACGGTGGTGGTCGGCGATCTCGAACAGATCACGATCAAGAACGGAACCAAGGCGGTGATCAAGATCGGCCGTGGCGCCGAGTCGCTGCATGAGCTCTACGACGCCCAGGGGAAGGCCGTCCTGATCGTCGTCGCGGACGCCGGCGATCACACGGGCGGCATGGATGAAATCCAGGGCGAAGCCGATCAGCGCGGCCTCGACCTCGGGCACGAGTACCACGACAACGATGGCGGCGGGATGGACAAGAGCGAGAACGACCGCGGCACGACGATCGATGGCGAGGTACCCCGATTGCCCGCGCCCAGCGACCCAGGGCCTACAGCGGAGGAACGGAACCAAGCCTTCGACGATGGCTACGAGGCCGCCGCCGCGGGAAAGCTGGAGAGCGACTGCCCGGTCATCAGCGGCGAACTGGTCATCGAATGGCTGCGCGGACACCGAACGTTCCACGCAGGCAAGAACACCAAGGGGAGGAAGGCATGAAGATCACCGGCATCCAGACCAAGAACTTCCTCGGCGCACGCGAAGTCGACCTGAAGCTCACCAAGCCGGTCTGCCTCGTCGTTGGGCCGAACGGCTCCGGGAAGAGCAGCCTCCATGAGGCGGTCCGCCAGGCGCTTACCGGCGAGTCAGTCCGCGTCCACCTGAAGAAGGACTACCAGAAGCTCGTGACCGACGGCGCCGAAGTCGGCTACGCCGTCGTGGATCATGACGGCGAGCGCTCGGCGATCACCCTGCCCAACGGAACCCACGAACACACCGGCGACGGCCGCCCGCCTGCCGCCGTCTCTTTCTGCCTCGACGCACAGCGATTCGCCAGACTCGACGCCAACGAGCGCCGGCAGTTCCTGTTCGGCCTGATGGGCCTGCAGACGGACGGCCCGTCGGTCACCGCTCGCCTGGCTGCCAAGGGTTGCGACCCAGCCAAGATCGAGCAGATCGCTCCGTTCCTGCGGTCGGGGTTCGACGCTGCGCACAAAGAGTCGCAGGCGAGAGCGCGCGATGCCAAGGCGTCATGGCGCGCAATCACCGGCGAGACCTACGGCAGCACCAAGGCGATCACGTGGCGTGCGCCAAAGCCGCCAACCCGCAAGCAAGCCATGCAGAGCGCCAGGGCAGAGATCGCCATCCTGTCGCAACAGATCAGCGATGGAACGAGCGCAGTCGGAGAGATGCAGGGTCGCGCCAAGGCCCAGGCAGAGCAAAGCGCAAGGCTGGCCGGCCTGCGCGAGCGCGCGGGCAAGTACGCCCGTATCGCAGACAACCTTCGCAGAGATGAGGCCGAGCTGAAGGAGTGGCAAGCAAAGGTTGAGCAGGAGGAAGGCAAAATGGCGCGGGCCAACAAGCCGGTCGGCCCGACCTACACCTGCCCATCGTGCGCGGCAACGCTGCGTCACCACAACGGCGCCCTGGTCGTGTTCCACCAGCAACAGGATGCAGTTGCTCCTTCCGACGCCCAAGAAAAGCTCCGCGAGTACCGCAATGCGCGCGACGTGCTCCACAGATCAGTCGAGAACGATAGGCGCGACCTTGCCAGTGCCGACTCAGCGGCAAAGGCGCTGGCAGAGATCGAAAGCTCTGGAGCTGAGCCGGCCCCGGCGCCAGAAGAAATCGCAGCGGCTGCTGCCGGCGTCGCGGCGACCAAGAAGGAACTCGCTGCGATGGAATCGAAGCTCAAGGAACTCGAGGCGGACGAGCGCCTGGCAGAGCAAGCCGACAGGCGCACGGAGGCGGCGCAACGCCACCACTGTGACGTTGCGCAATGGGAGTCTGTTGCTGATGCCTTGGCTCCGAGCGGAATCCCTGGCGAATTGCTGTCCGAGGCGCTTGGCCCGATCAATGAGCGGCTGGCAAGATCGAGTTCCATCGCTGACTGGCTGCGAGTCGGTATCCAGGCGGACATGACCATTGCGGCCGACGGAGGGCGCCCCTACGCGCTGCTGTCCGAGTCCGAGAAGTGGCGCGCCGACGCGATGATCGCCGAGGCGATCGCCCACCTGTCCGGGATCCGCGTCCTGACGCTCGATCGGTTCGATGTCCTCGACCTCAAGGGCCGTGAGGATCTGCTGTATTGGCTCGACGAGCTCGCCGACACCGGGGACATCGACACGGCGTTGGTCACCGGCACTCTGAAAGGCCTGCCGGCACGCCTGCCGGAGCGGATCGAGGCGCACTGGATCGAGAACGGGCTCGTCGCGAAGATCCGGGAGGCCGCATGAGATTCGCCACGCCAGTCGGGGCCTACGAGATCGACTCCGTCCCGAGCCAGCCGCAGGTCGCGCATTGCCACGGGTTCTTCGTGCACAACGACCGGCGCGGTCGAGGACTGGCGCACGATCTGAAGACCCACCAGAACCTGATGCTCTCGCGACTCGGCTACGACTTCGCCACCTGCACCGTTTGCCGCAGCAACGACCGTCAGAAGAAGGTCCTGGCTCGGGCTGGGTGGCGGAGCCTGGCATCGTTTGTCAGCAGCAAGACCGGGGAGCAGGTTGAGCTGTGGGGTTACGAAATCCCAGAGGCGTCTCGCCTCCAGGCGGCCACATGACGGCGCCGCCGATCGGCAGCTTCATCCGGCCCGTGCCATCCGCGCTGTACTGCTACCAGGTCATCAAGGTCACCCCGGAGAACGCAAATGGTCCGGAATGCCTCTTCTGCAAGCGCTTCGGGTACGACCCGCAAACGCAGCGACCAGTGCAAGACGGACACCAGGACATTCACTACCTGCATAACCTCAAGCAGGTCATCGACGGCGTGTGGAAAGACGAGTGGGAGTTCGACACGCCCCGCTGGACATGCGTGCCGCTGTACTGGCGGAAGATGCACATCGACGATGTCAAGCGCGCCGGCGGCTACACGCCTGCGATTCAGCTATCGCTCTTCTGAGGGAGCAGCGTGAAATGACCGCCATCTTTGAACTGCCCCTGCCATCCGAAACGCTCAACCCTGACGAGATCGTCGAGATCACAGGCGCCAAGACATGCGACGGCCAGCGCTCCTGGCTCGACACCAACCGCTGGAAGTACCACACCAACCGTGCAGGACGGCCGATCGTTGGCCGGATGTATGCACGGCTCAAGCTCGCCGGGATCGATGCCTCGACACTCGCTCCGCAGGGCTGGACGCCGGATTTCTCGGGGATACGCTAGAGTAAACGGCATGAACCGTCCGAAGACCACATCGTCAGACCTTCCGCCGCGAGTGATTCGGCGCGTGCGCCGCCTGAAGTCTGGCAAGCTGTGGGAAGGGTTCTACTATTGGGCTGCCGCCGACAAGCGCGAGATACCTCTCGGCACCGATCGGGTCGAGGCGCTGCGCAAATGGGCCGAACTTGAGGCGGCGCCGGTACCGGTCGAGGCGGGGACCATGCGCCTCGTCTTCGACCGCTACGAACGCGAGATCATCCCGGACAAGGCGTCAAAGACCCAGGCATCGAACCGCCTCGAACTGGCGCGGCTGCGTAGCGTGTTCGATTCGGCCCCGATCGACGCCATCACCCCGCAGCACATCGCGCAGTACCGGGACAGCCGGATGACGAAGGCGCGGACGCTGAAGGACGGAACAGTCATCCCGGCCAGGCGCGCCACGATCGCCGCCAACCGCGAACTCGCGCTGTTCTCCAACGTCTTCAACAAGGCACGCGAGTGGGGCTACACGGCGAAGACGAATCCATGCGCCGGCGTCGCCAAGAACAAGGAAACGCCTCGCGACTTCTACGCCGACGACGCGGTGTGGTCAGCCGTCCGCAATTGCGCGCCGGCCGAATTGCAGGATCTGATGGATCTGGCCTACCTCAGCGGCCAGCGACCGGGCGACGTCCTGCGGATGACCATGCGCGACGTGGTTGACGACGCGCTGGTCGTTCGGCAAGGCAAGACTCGCAAACAGATTCGCATCCAGCTCAACGATGCAGACGGCGGTCGCACCAAGTTGGGCCAACTCATCGACCGGATCAAGCGCCGTCCGGTTTCCGGGCTGTACCTGGCCACGACAGATGCCGGCAGGAGGATGACGGTTGGCATGCTTCGGCTGCGGTTCGTGGCTGCTCGCGATACTGCGGCGAGCCAGGCCGAATCAGCTGGCAACGCAGAGCTTGCAGCGCGCGTCCGGCAGTTCCAGTTCCGCGATTCGCGCCCCAAAGCCGCCAGTGAGATCGCTGACCTTGGCGAAGCCGCCAAGCTGCTCGGGCACTCCGACAAGGAACTGACCAAGGTCGTCTATCGCCGGATCGGCGAGAGCGCGAAGCCGACTCGATGAGGGTTTCGGAAATCGTTTCCGAAAGTTTCGGAAACGGCCCGCTCTGGGCCACATGCCGAACGAGAGTTGGCAGATAACAACACGAATAAAATCAATTCGTTGCTGGCGGAGAGGGAGGGATTCGA